TGTATTAAAGAGAATTCTAATTATGCCTTAATTAAAGTAGAAGGCTTACAAGGAGAAGTAGTTGTAGATGTAACTTTCATCATTGTTGAAAAGGAAAAGGATACTACCTTCGGGATAGGTAGAAACGTAAATGATTATTTAGAAGCGGAATATTTTCAAAGGATATATTCTTTCGAAAATGTAGAGTATGCGAAAAGACAATTTATTTCAATGAGTTATCTAGCTAGAAAGAATGAAACTAGAAAATGCAGAGTTTGTGGATGTACAAGCCTTCATAGATGTTCAGGATGCGTTTGTGTTAAAAATGATTTATGCAGCAAATGTGAAAACAAAGAACAGGAGGTGAAAGAATGAGCTTTGAAGTAAGAGAATGGACTATCAATGGACAAGTTGTTGTAAAAAATAATTTGGATTTCAAAGATGCATGGGAACAAAGATTAAGATCAATTGAAAATAATCCAGGTAAAATTTTCAGTATTTATAGGAGGAAAAATAATGAAGGAAAAACAAACCAGGAAAGCAAAAGAAGAGTTTTATAGTCCAATCATAATATTTTTAAAGCAGAAGAGAACTGTTGATGAAATAGCGGATTATATGCTTGTCAGTAATAGAAAAGCTCGTGATGAAGTTAATGGTATTGGTAAACATTATCCAGTTATTCGTGGATCATTTCAAAAAGGATATAGGTTAGCAAGACCTATCAAGCAGATGGATCAAAAAGAAAAGGAAACAGAACTCGAATTAATTGATAGATCAATTAATGAATTTTGGGCTAGAATTCAAGACATGAAAAAAACATTAAAGCCATTAATCGCTTATAAAAAAGTTTTAGAAAAAGAAATGAACGAAAAAAAATAGTCTCGTAAGATTTGGCAATCAAAGACTATTCTTGGGTAATGTAGGGCTTGTACTACATTTATAAGTAAACCGCATAAGCTTTTTACAATTATATTTTACTATAGTTTGAATGCTAAGTCAATCAACTAATTGTAGACAGTTTTAAAAGGGAGGAATTATAAATGGCAAGAAAGTTTAAGCCTACATTTGCAACGGGCCGTCAAACGGTAACTCCGTTTTCGCAAAAGGAAGCGGATGACCTTAGATTATTATGCAAACAAAAGTATTATGAATCAACAGATGCAATCAAAGAAAAAAGCACAAATCCACATTGGTCCGAAAAATATCGATGGGATAGAAATGGAATGATGTTTGATTTAGGTTTTAATACAGCTCTACGAATTGAAGACCTAATTCAGATTAGAGTAAATAAACAAGTTGTGAAAGGGTATATAGATACCCATGAATTCAAAACAAAAAGGAATAGGCCGTTCCAACTTAATAAAAGAATCACTAAAGAGCTGCAAGATTACATTGTAAGAAATCAGTTAGTTGACGGCGAATATTTGCTGCAGTCACGAAATGGATATAACATGCCTATCACTCGACAACAAGCTTATAACATAATTCAAGATCTTGCTAAAGAACTTGGGATAATCAGAAAAGTAGGTTGTCACAGCTTGAGGAAAACTTTTGGGAAACTTTATTATGAAAAAACAAAAGACTTAGCGGGTCTACATCAAATGATACATAACGGCAAAGGTGATCCTACAGTTACATTAATTTACATTGGGATAGTCCAGGAAGAAGTATCCCAAAAGAGAACAGAATTTGATGTTTAGGAGGTAAACGAATGAAGAAATTATTAATTATTACAACTTTAGCATTGCAAATTTTAATCATTAGACATTTTTGGTTAATCGGTCTACATTGGATTGGGTCATTATCGATAAGCATTTATCTTGTGTTTATATGGATTTATTTTACAAAAGAATTATTGAAAAAACCTAGAAAATATAAAGGAAAATATCAGGTTTTTGAAATCAAATTAGAAGATATGTTTGATAAATTTAAAGATGACGAGGACGAGGCAAAAAAATGAAACAAGTATTAATGTCAATTAGACCACAGTATTTAGTAAATATTCTTAATGGCGATAAAACATTAGAATTAAGAAAGCAAATCCCAAAAGGTTTTGTAGGATGGATTAATTTGTATTGTACATTTACAAATCCATCTCTGTATTTTAGCAGAGAGACTAATACATATTACATAAAAAATGTTAATAATTGGGTTGGGTTAGATTGTTTAGAGGGGACTATTCCTTGTAGATTTTGGTTTGATGAGTATTTTACATATACCAAAGAAAATGGAAACGATAATGATTTATACGATATACATGAATTAGATTATAGAGATTTATGTTTAAGTAATCAAGAAATTGAAGATTATGGCAAAGGCAAAGACCTTTACGCCATCCACATCAAAAACCTAGAAATATTTGATAGACCAAAAGAGTTGGGTGAGTTTTATAAAAATTTACATTACCCAAACAATCAAATCATTTCCCCATTTATTTGTGATGCGGATGATAAAGAATGTTTAGATACGTTTAAAATCACCAAAGCACCTCAAAACTTTATGTATTGTTGGGTGGAGGAGTGAAATAATGTTTAGATTTAAATTATTAGTAGCTTCAGAAGATATAACTGGATATTTTTACATTCGTTGGGATAAAGCTCAAAAAATAATTTTAATTGCAAAAAATAGAGAAGAAGCTATTAAAAAAGCAATAGAAGTTATGGGAGAACCTGAATGCGAACGTAGATGGACTGTTAAAATTTTAGATATAGAAGAGGTAGAGTAAATGAAAACTAATCTGACTCTTGAAATCGAACAAGCTCTAATTAAAAAATGCAAAGGAACATCTCAGCGTTATGCATTGGAAGTTAGCTTTAAAAACGGCTTTGTTGACTTCGCTACTGCGAAGTTTAGCTTTCAAGAACAAAAACCGATTGTAAAATTTTATGAGATTAAAGTTTCATTAAATGATTTTAAAAATGTTAATGGCCATAACTTTGGAGCTGATGAAAATTATTACGTTATGCCGATTGATTTGTTAAATGAAATATTAGAAAAAGATGCTAGTTTATTAAATTTTAAAGAAGGAATTATTGTCTTTGAAAATGGTACTTTAAAATTAAAAAAGGAACAGCAAGGTATCTATTTTAATAGTTATAGAAAAAAATTAACTATTGAAGAAAGATTTCATATTTTAGACCAGATGCTAATGCGATGGGTAAACGGGTCAATGAGCAGTGAAAAAGAATTGTTGGAGGATAAAGAATGAAAATTAGGCCAAATGATTTTGTAAAATATATTCCTCTTGGAGAAGAATGGGTTGTTTGCGGAGTGAATTATAAAACTGGTAAATTAGTTCCTTGCGGTTATCCATTCCCGTCAATGGTTAACATAAATGATTGTGAATTAATTGAAAGCAGAAACGAGCCACAGACAGAAGAATATAAAGATGCTTTAAGAAAAGAACATTTAGAAAGTTTTATTGAGGTGGAGTAATGAATGAAAATTTTACTGTTGATTGGGTTATTCGATATTTACAAAAAAGTGGACATAATTCAAAGAGAACAGTGCTTAATAGATTTAAAAATATGACACCTAATGAGTCATTCGATTTAGAAGTCAGTTTGTTTGAAAAAAGGAAAGAAAAGTTAATAAACATGAATAAATGCCCTATAAATAAATTTATTAGAGAGAGGGAATGAATATGGATGCCAATTATATTAATCTTTTGATAATTCAAAATTCGTTGTGTATTGCTTTAGCAAAAAATGTTGCATTGTCGTTAGAAATCACCGATTTACCTTCTGCAATTGAACTTTTGAATAAAGCTACCAACGAAACAGTTGGATCTAATTTTAAAGATAAAAATCTTATGTTGTTAAAAGTATATGCAATGGCTTTGGATATACCAAAAATAAAGAATTGTAGAAACAACGAACTATATATTATTGATTTGATAAGAGACGCAACTAATAAAATAAACATTTCTATTGAAAGAGAAATGTAATAAATGCAAGCTATTTACAAAAAAAAATTAGTAAATGTTTGGTTAAAGGAATCTGGTGTTGTTTGGAAAATGGAATTTGTTGATTCTCCAGGAGTTTTATATTTTCCCTTAATAAAAGATGGAAAGAATGTTGAAGAGTTTAAATTAATAAAGTAGTTAAAAAGGTGGAATAAATGGGAAGATCCATAGAAATAGATAATGTAGATTTTTATTTAGAAGATTTAAAAAGCAAATTTAAGAAGATTAAACCTGAAGCTTATTATTTAAGCTATTCTGGAGGGAAAGATAGCCATTTGTTATTTTGGTTTTTAAAGATTTGGTTAAAAGAAAATGATTTTGAAATGTACAAAAAATATTCTTCTATTCCTATAATTGGAATAAACACCTATATGGAACATCCTCAAATTTTAAAACGAATTAAAGATAATTGTGATGTTGTTTTAAAAGGAAGAATGAAACCTCTTGAAATCAAAGAAAAATATGGAATTCCTTGTTTTAGTAAATTTCAAGATGAAATGATAAATAGATATCAAAATGGAAGTCGCAAACCTTATTTAATCAGAGCAGTAACAGGTAGAGACGAAAATGATAATAATATTAATACAATGTTTAAACTTAACAATAATGCAAGGGAGAAGCTTCTTAATGGAGAACTTCATAAAATTAGCCAAAAATGTTGTGATAAACTTAAAAAGAAACCAGCTAGAGATTATCAAAAACTAACTGGTAAAAAAGAAATATTAGGCGTTATGGCTGATGAAGGGGTTTTAAGAGGTTCTAAATATAAAAGTTGTTTTACTGAAGATAAAAAATTTACTCCTATTTGGGATTTAACTGATCAAATTGAAAACGCAATTTATAAAAAGTATAACATTGAATTACCAGAAATATATGAACATATTACGAGAACTGGTTGTTTTGGTTGCCCTTATGGGAGTTATAAAGGTAATACCGAAAAAGAATTAGATTTAATAAACGAAAACCAAAGAAAATTTATTGTTGATTATTTTAAAGAGTCTTATGATTTATTAGGAATAAATTATAATAATTTTTTAGAAAAAAGTACTAAGAAATGCAATGAAGAAAAAAAACATAAGTCGAGAATAGAACAGTTGAGTTTGTTTTAGAGGTGTAAATTTGAAAATAAGATTATTAGCTAGAGATAGCAAAATGCCAAATATAGCAATTATGAAAATATCTACTTACCATAAGCAAAAAGGCGATAATGTCGATTGGTATAATCCTTTATTTGATTTTAATGATACTGATATTTTGTATGAAAGTATTTTATTTAATTTTACAGAGCCTTATAATTATTATCCAAATTGCAAAATAATTAAAGGCGGAACAGGAATTGATATATCAAAGAAACTAGACCCAGAAATAGATAAAATATTAGAACTTGATTATAGTTTATACCCAGATTGTGATTATTCGATGCAATTTTATTCTAGGGGTTGTATTAGAAATTGTTCATTTTGTGTAGTAAGAGAAAAAGAAGGATATATCTATCCAGTTAAACCTTTTAAACTAAACCCTAAAGGAAAACACATAGAGATATTAGATAATAATTTCTTTGCTAATCCTGAATGGGAATATGCGATAGAGGATTTATTGAGAATAAACCAACCAGTTAATTTGCATGGTGTAGATGTAAGGCTGTTGGACGAAAAGCAATGTGAAGCTTTAAACAAATTAAAACTCAAAAAACAAATAGCGATTGCTTGGGATTTTCCGCAAATTAATTTAAGGCCACAATTAGAGAAAGCTGTTAATTGGATTAAACCTTATAAATTAATGTGTTATGTTTTGATTGGATTTAACTCAACACCAGAAGAAGATTTGTTTAGAGTTGAAGAATTGAGAAAATTAAAAATAGACCCATTTGTAATGCCGTACGATAAAAATAATACATATCAAAAAAGATTTGAAAGGTGGGTAAACATGAAAGCAATATTCAAAAGTGTTAAATGGGAAGATTATAAAGGCTAAAGAGAGGGAATAAAAATGAGTGAACAAAAAATTGTTATTGCAAAAAAAGATAATGGAAAGATTTTAGTAATGTGGGTTCGTGATGGTAGAAAACCTGAATATGTTGTAGCTAATGATATTTATAACTCAGAAGTAGGACAAGCAATCGATGGCTGGCATAATGGTAATTATTTTTGGAGTATAGCTCCTGCAGTAATGAGATTTCAGGAGTCTTGATCATGACATTAAAAGATATATTTGGATTTATTTCAAGATATGAATATTTGGTAATAAAAGATGCTTATGAGAAAGTCATATATGATAATCCTTATTACGAAATGACCAACGAAACCAAAGAGGAAATTCAAGATTTTACTGTAGCTAATCTAGGTGCATATTCTAAAACCAAAGGTAAAGAAGAAATAGAATATCTTGAAATTATGGTATATGACAGAACGTAAAAGATTTAAATTTACTCAAGAACAAGTGGAGTTTATCATTAATAAATATATGATCATGGAGTTATCAGATTTACTTATTGCATTCAATAAACGATTTAATACTGATTTAATAAAGCAACAAATAAAAAATAAAATCCAACAAATAGGTATTTGCAAAAGAAACATTAAAGATAATTATGGAAAATACACGATAGAAATGGTTGATTGGTTATCTGATAATTTTAACAAAATAAAACTAGATATATTAGTTGAGACATTTAATAAAAAATTTAATACTGATTTTACTAAATCATCTATTTGGCATAAAGCCGAACGCATAATGGGTGCTGAATTTGATAGAACTAGAGAATATGTGCCGAGACTTGTATGGACAAAGGAATTGATAGAATATCTAAAAAAACATTATGATGAGCTCAGTTATAAAAAATTATCTGATATTATGAATAATCGTTTTAACATTAAAACCACACCAAGTTCAATTGAACATAAAGTTAATAGACTAGGATTAAAGAAAAGTGAAGAAGGACTTAATAAATCAAGAAATCTAAAAGCAGCTTCATTATTTTGGTTCCAAAAGTGACATATTCCATATTCAAAAAAACCAACTGGCTATGAAAGAATAGATCCTAATGGATATATCTGGATTAAAGTAGCCAATCCAAATGTCTTTAAAGCTAAGCATAGGGTTGTCTGGGAAAAAGCACATGGAAAAATCCCAAAAAGTCACTGCATATTATTTATGGATGGAAATAGTCAAAATTGTAATCTTGATAATCTACAACTAATAAGTAGAGGGGAATTGGCAGTTATTAATAAAATGGGTATACAAAGAAATGATGCTGATCTTACTAAAACACTTTTAGTATTATCTAGATTAATTATTAAAACTTCTGAAAGAGAAAGGAGCATTAAAAATGCCAAGAAATAAACAAATTGATCTTCATAACCATCTATTTGAAATTATTGAACGTTTGAATGATGAAGATTTAACTGAAGAACAGTTAGATAAAGAAATAAAAAGAAGTAAAGCTGTAGTAGAAGTCAGTAAAGCAATTATCCAAAATGCATCTTTAGTTTTAAAGGCTGAAAAACATTTTTCTGAATATGAAGGTAGAAAAAGTGTTAAAACACTTATGCTTGGTGATGAAGAAGGTGAATTTTAATGAATAAAGAAACCATTGGGATTGTTGAAATTGAAACTATTAACGGACCAATGCTGATAGATCTTGAAAATATTAAACATATTCTCAAACGCAGTTGTTTTATAATTATGAAAAATGGATTAGTTTATTATTGTAAAGAATCAGAACTAGAAAAAGTAGAAAGGTTAAAAAATGAATACTTCAAAAAGGAAAATATTTAAAGTTGGCGACGTCGTTGCTTTTAATTTTACAGAAGTTAAAACTCCTATGATGATCACTAAAATTATGAATAACAAACATGCATCTTTAATTCATAAAAAATTACTTTATGATTGTGGGATGATAGACATGCAATTTTTAGAATCCTGGAAAGAAGAATATGAAATAGAATATTCTGACTATGAAGTTGGTATTGATCTAGCTAATGAAAAGGATAAAACAAGTATTGTTGTTGCTAGGAAATAATTAAGGATAAATAAAAAGCAAAAAATACTCGTATTTGTCATAAATAATTTTTGTAAATACAAATAAAAAACATACAAAAAAGTTATGTTGATAAAGGTAGGCAAAAATAAGATAATCGCCCCAGAAACGGCTTATGAATAGATAAAAAGGGCCGTTTTGGGGTGAAATTGTTAAAAATGTAGTAGTTGCAGCTAGAAATAGCACTCTTAAAAATATCAATTTTGAATTTGACAGTCTTACCTATTATGTCAAATACAGAAAGAGAAAAAATAGGTAAAAACACGAAAGGAAAAGTGTAAAAAATGTTTAAAAAATTAACAACTTTTTATGATAAAAAGCCAATCTTTATCAATATGAATAGTATAAGATATTGTCTTTCAAGAAAAGGCGGGGGAAGTCTTATATCATTTCAAAATGGCGATGAACTTTGTTTGTTAGAAGAACCAGAAGAAATATATTTGTTAAATTTACCTTTAAATCAAAAAGAAAAAGCATCAATGCCTAAATTAAAATATTGTCCGAATCGAAGTAAACATCATGATGGAGTTGATTTTTGTTTACGTGGATTAGCTAATAATACTGGTGATCTAGAACCATGCGATTATTGTAATTTCGATGTTGAAATTAAAGAAAAAATTATAGAGGATAAATAAATGTTTAAAAAAAATAAACCTTTTAAAACTGGTGATCAAGTAGATTACATCGGTATGGAACCTGGATTAGTTGGTATTACTGGAACGGTTCTTTACGGTCCTGGACAAGCTTTTAACAGAAAGGATGAGTGCATAGTAAACTTTGGTGATGCTGTTAATAGTAATCGTGGATTTAAATTAGTTAAAATTAAATATCTTAAAAAATGTAATTAAAATTGGGAATGGGGCGAAATAATGGCAGAAGTAAAATGGATCAAAGTAATAGTTGCAGCTAGAAAAGGCAAAACTATGCAGCAAATTAAAGCATTGCCAGATGGTTATAAAATAGCTCTTTTTTGGTATGAAATAATGCAACTTGCTGGTGAATGTAATGAGAATGGATTTCTATATTTTGAACAAGACTTTCCATATACTGATGAAATGCTATCAGTTGAAATGGGATATGATGAGACATTTGTAAAATATGCTATTCAAGTTTTTAAACGTTATAGAATGGTTGAACAAATTGAAGATGTCTACATGTTGTCAAACTGGGATAAATATCAAAACGTAGATGGATTAGATAAAATAAGACTTCAAAATGCTAAAAGACAATCTAAACATAGGAAGAAATTAAAAGAATTACAATCTCATGAAATGAAAGAAATTGAACATAAAAAAGGCGGTAACGTTATTAGTAACGTTACGCATAACGATGGAGTAACGCCAAGTAACGCAATAGATAAAGAAATAGAAGAAGAACTAGATATTAATAATATTAATAATATTAATATAAATAATAAAAAGAATTATTTTGTTGATGATATTAATTTAAATCACGCTATTATTGAATTCATTGATTTTAGGAAAAAGATTAAAGCACCAATGACTGAAAGAGCTGTTGATTTAATGATTAAAAAATTAGACACTTTATCAACTACTAAAACTATTGAAGAAAAAATAGATATACTTGATCAATCTATTTTAAACGGATGGAGAGGTATATTTCCTTTACAGCAAAATAAAGTTAAAGAAACTAATAATCAATTTGTAGTAGATGAAAATAAAGTTGATAATGGATTGCAAGACATGTTTAATAATGTTTATCAGAATATAACAGGAGGTTCTCATGGTAAATAAAAAATATAATATTGTTGATTCATATTTCTATGATTATCATAGTCTAGAAATTTCTATTGAAACTTCTAAAATTATGATAAGTAGTATTGAGATTGAATTAGATAATGCTATTAGTTTTAATGATCATGGGAATGTTCACTTGTTAAAAATAAAATTAGATGCTAGAAAAGTATTGTTAAAAGTTCAACAACAAAAATTGTCAGAAATGAAACGGATAATTAAAAACTTTCCTGAGAATTTTAAAGATGCAATTTATGACATCTATTACGAATCTATAATAAATCATACTCCGGCAAGTGAAGTCGCATCTAAACTAGGGTATACAAAACAATACGTATATAAAATTCGTTCAGAAATATTTAATAAATTTAAAAATTATATAGAAATCACTAGATAAACAAAAACTGTCTATAATTAGTTGAATGACAAGTCAAAAATACTGTGTTAGAATTGAGGTGAAGAATAAAATGCCAGCACCAATTAAAGAACTTAAAAAGTTTTATCAGAGTAAGTTGTGGAGAAATGCTAGAAAAGAATTTCTAATTAAGCAACGTGGGATATGTAATAAATGTGGAGAAGCAGGCTGGGAAGTTCATCACAAGATACCATTAACCCTTGCTAACTTTAAAGATCCTGAGATAAGTCTCAATCCAAATAACTTTGAATTGTTGTGTACAAGCTGCCATAATGCTGAAAGGTATGAAAATATATATATTCGAGATGATTTATCCTTTGATTCTGAAGGAAATATTATAAAAAAACAGTAAGTACCCCCGGGGGTCGTTTTAAAATTGATGATACTGCTTAACCGGGAGAGGCGTTTTGTTTTTGACACACGAGGCTTGATAGGGGGTGTAGATAAATGAATTTTGATGAATTTAATGAAATTCTTGTAGAAGATGGAAAATTCTTTACTGATGAAGAAAGAGTTACTAAAATCAAACGAGAAAAGAACAAACTTAAAAGATTAATTAAAGAACTTCCTATTGATACAAAAATTCTATCTCTACCTCTGATTGATAATATTGCTTTTAGTGTAGTTCAACTTGAGGAGTTAAGAGAACTAATAAAACGAGATGGCTATTACGAAATTTATACAAATGGTAAAAATCAACAAGGTTTAAAAAAATCAATTGCATCTGATCTAATAATTTCAGTCGGTAAAAATTATAATATGTATTTAAAACAATTTAGAGAGATGTTGCCTGGTGGTGTAGCTGATGGCGATCCTTTTGAAAAATGGAACAGAGAACATACCACATAACTGAGGTTTCATCTCAAAAACTAAAACCGATAAATTACATAGTTGAATACTATGACAAAATTATAAAAGGTCAAATTAATGCATCTAAAAAAATAAAACAACAACTTAAAAAGTTGGTTGGTTATTTAGATAATCCGGAAACAAACTTTATTGAAAACCTTAATTTTGATGGTACAAAAGTAAAAGAATATTTTGTATTTGATTATGATAAAGCAAATAGAGTTATTAGCTTCATAGAGACATTTTGCCAACATACCAAAGGAGATCTAAAAGGTAAATTAATAAAATTAGAACTTTGGCAAAAGGCTATAATTTATGCTCTTTACGGCTTTGTTTCAGTTGATACAGGATTTAGAAAATATCGAAAGTTGCATTTATACATAGCACGAAAAAATGGGAAAACAATGCTCGCAGCATGTATTATTCTTTACGAATTATTGGCTGGTGGAGAAGCTGGAGCAGAATGCTATAGTGCAGCTACAAAACGTGATCAAGCAAAAATTGGTTGGAATATGGCTAATGTGATGATTAAACAGAATCCCGCATTAGTCAATCGATTTAGATTAACGGTTAATGGAATTTATACTAAACCATTTAGTGATAGTTTTTATCAACCAGTTTCTAAGGAATCAAAAAAACTAGATGGATTACATGTACATTTAAGTTATATTGACGAGTTACATGCTATTACAGACTCTAACTTAATTGATGTTTTGTGGGATGGTACTAAAGCAAGAAAACAACCTATTGAGTTAATCACTTCAACTATGGGAGAAACACGATCATCTACATTTGATGAAATTTATGAATATGACGAAAATGTTCTTGATAAAGTTTATGAAGATGATAGACTTCTTGTATTTTGTTATGAATTGGACAATGAAAGTGAATATAAAGATTATACTTGTTGGATAAAAGCTAATCCAAATTTAGGAGTATCTTTATCAATTTCTGATTTACATGAAGAAGTAAAGAGAGCAATTAATAATCCAAATCAATTAACAAACTTATTATGTAAATCGTTTAACGTTAGACAAGCAAGTAGAGTAGCGTGGCTTAAATTTGATGAATTCAATAATGAAGAAGTCTATGATTTAGAACAATTCAAGGATTCTATTGTTCTTGGAGGATTTGACTTATCAAGAACTGGAGATATGACAGCTGTAACAACTCTTTTATTTGATACAAAAAATAAAAAAGTAATTGCAGAAACAATGTATTGGATCACTCAAAAATATCTTGATAGTGCAACTAAGGTCCCTTTAAAAAAATGGGTTGAAAGAGAATTTATAAGAGTTTCAGGTAATGAATTAATTAATTATCATGATATTGCAGATTATATTATCGGAAATTATGAAAAGTATGGATGGAAATATCAGTACATAAATTATGACTCATACTCAGCACAGTATTTAATTGAAGAATTATCCCAAATGGGATATTCAAAAGATCATATTTTGATTCCAACAATTCAAGGATTTAAAACTCTAAGTATTCCAATGCAAGAAGTTGAAGCTGATGTAAAAGAAAAACGTTTATGTTATCAAAATAATCCAGTAACAAAATGGTGTTTTAGTAATGTAGAACTGGAAAAAGACCGCAATGGGAATTATATGCCTAAAAAAGGTAGTTATGAAAGAAAAATTGATGGAGTAGCAACAATTATAAATGCTTATGTAAGCTATTGTAAATATAAAGAATATTTTATTGAAGATGAATATGAGTCAGAGGAAGAAGAGGAGTAGATATGGGAATATTATCAGTATTTTTAAAACCAAAAAAAGATAAATATTTAAAATCACAAAAACTTGTAAATTTATTTACTCCATTCTTTTCAAGTACTGTTAACCCAAAACTTAACGATACATTTATGGCTTGTGTTAATACCCATGCTAAACATATATCAAAAATTAAGCCTAAGGTGTTTTTAAATGATGCTCCTACTAAAAATTATTTAACAAAAAAACTATGTATATCACCAAACCCAATAATGGAAGGTGGTTCATTTTGGGAAAAAGTTGCAACAAATTATTATCTAGAAAATAATGCATTTATTTATATTGATTGGAACGTAAATAATCTAAAAGAACCTGTAAAGGCGTTATGGATTATAGATCCTATCTCGACAGAAGTAAGAGCAGATGGAGAAGATATTTATTTAAAGTTTAATCTAAATGGAGAATCAATAACAACCGACATTAAAAATGTTATTCATCTTACTAGAAATGTTGATACCAATGGGATCTTTGGAACAACCTCTCCAGCAATTGATAAAATTCTAAAAGTGATTAATACCAACTATGAAGGAATTGAACAAGCAATCAAAACTTCAGCATTTTTAAGGTTTGTATTGACACATAGTGGGCCTTTAAAAGATTCTGATCGAAAACAAAAAGCTGAAGATTTTGCAAAAACTTATTTAGCAAAAGATGGGACAGGCATTGCTTATTTGGATTCATCTACTACATTAACACAGGTGAATTCACAAGCAAAATATGCCAATGCTGATGAAATGAAAGTTTTTGAAGAAAAGATTTTAAGATATCATAACATTAGTGAATCAATTCTTACTGGAGATTTTACAGAAATACAATGGCAATCTTATTACGAAACAAATATAGAAACATTTACAAATAAATTAGTAAATGAATTAATGAATAAATTGCTTTTTGATAGTGATATTGCAAAAGGCGAAAAAATAATTGTTCAATCAAATAGTTTAGATGTTGCATCAACTCAAACAAAAATAAATCTTGTTCAAAATACCAAAGAACTAGGTATTTTTACCCAAAATGAATATAGATCCTTATTTGGATATCCACCAATTGAAGGCGGAGACAAGAGCTTAATGAGCTTGAATTTTATAGATGCATCAAAAGCAAGTGAGTATCAATTATCAAAAAATAAAATTGTGAAGGAGAAAACAAATGAAGCCTAATTTTGAAAATTTTTCAAAAAGAGATAGAGACAAATTATTAAATCAATCTGAAGTGAGAAGTGGATTTGATATTAAGTTTGTCGAGAAACGAAACGAAAATAATGAGGAAATTATGGAACTTGAAGGTTATGCTTTGAAGTTTAATAATCAAACTCTTATTGGTTCAGAAGCTTACGGTTTTAGAGAAGTAATTGATTCAAAAGCTTTAGATGAAACGGATATGAAAAAAGTACCTTTAAAATATAATCATGAAGGTTCATATTTACTTCTAGCTTCAACAAAAAATGAAAGTTTAAGTTTAGAAATTGATAAAATAGGATTAAAATTTAAAGCTACATTAATAAATACAAGTTCAAATCGGGATGTTTATTTATCTGTCAAAGAAGGACTGCTTTCTGAATGTAGTTTTGCTTTTACAATTGCTCCTGGTGGGCAAGAATGGGATTGGGAATTAGAAGTTCCATTAAGAAAAATTAATAAAATTGACCGTCTTTATGATATCGCAATTGTCGATATCCCAGCATACAGTGATACTTCTGTTTCTGCTCGATCGTTAGAATTATTTGAGAATAATAAACGAACATTTGAGAGTGGTAAAGAGCAAAAAAAGAAAAAACAGTTGCAGATGGAAATGAAAATAAAATTATCCAATGTAGGAGGGGAAATCTAAAATGAAAACATATTTAGAAATATTGGAAAGAATTAAAGTGATTCAAGAAGAAGTTAGAAAAGGGAACGTTAGTGATGAATTAAATTCTGAACTAGACGGATTGATTGAACAAAAAAAAGTTTTTGAAGAAAAACAAGCAAGAATGGAAGAAAAGTTTGCTAATGCTAATGTTGTGAAACTACCTGAAGCAAGAGTAGAACAAGATTTAACAAAAATGAGTAAACGTGATAAGTTAAATCTTATAGCTGGTAAGCAAGCTAGAAATAAAGCTTTTACAGAAGCAGAAACAAGAGCTTTAGGAACAGCTTTAACAACAACAGCTACTACATTTACCCAAGCGACTGAGCTTGTTGAAGGAGTTAATAATGCAGGAGTTTTAATTTCAGCACGTTTAATTTTTGAGTTGTTGAAAGAAGAAGGCAAGTTAAGTCCAATTTTAGCGGATATCAATTTTACAAATATTCCTGGATATACAGAATTCCCATACAGAAAATCTAGAGATAAAGCCCGAAAGAAAGTTGAAGGAGCTGCAGGACTTGAAAATCAAATGGAATGGGCAAAATTACAGTTAATGAAAGGTTACTTACAAACAATTATTGCTGTAACTGATGAAGTTAGATCATTAACTGATTTTGATTTTGGTGCTTATATTATTGATCAAATGTTGCTTGATTTAAATGATGACTGGGCTGAAAAATTGATTTATGGTACAGGAACTGATGATGAAGTTAAAGGTATCACAATCGGTGCTCTTAAAGCTGTTGCTGCTGGATATGCTGCTGGTGGAGAAGTTGATGCAATTGTTGCCGGAATTAAACAATTAAAAGGTAAATATCGTAGAGGAGCAAAAATTTATGCTGCTCAAGATGTTAATGACGCTGTTTTGTTTGCAAAAGATGCTGCAGGTGATTTTATTTATCCGATATTCAATAACAACTCCGGAGTTTCATCTGTTGGTACTATGAGAATGGAAGTGGATGAAAACCTTGCTGAAGGCGATTTCGTAATTGGTAATATTAATACATATTTCAAGGCAAATATTTTAATTCCGATCCGAATTGAAACAGATAGACAAGCAAGAAAAGGAATAACTGAATATGTAGCTAGTTGTTATTCAGCATCAGCTCCTGTTCCTGGTTCGATAGTTCATGGGACAAAAGCTTAATATATAAAAAATAGGAGGTAGTTATGACAAATATTTTAACAACTGAACAAGTAAAAGAGGCACTTTATTTGGATGATGACGCTAATGTGCAAATGTTAGAAATGTATAGTAACCAAGCTACCTCCTATATTTTTCATAAAACTGGTTATGACTTTTCAAAAGATATTGAAAAAGAGCCATTAGCCATTTTATGTGCTCAAATGTATATCAGACAAATTTATTTTGGATCAACAGGATATAACAAACAACATGATTATTTAATTGGTATTGGTGGTTTAATTTCGGATTTACAAATTATTGCTGATGAAAAATTAAAGGTAATATTATGAACGTAGGTCCAAAATTTTCACGTAAAGATAAAAGCATAAGAATTTTTTATGAAATTATTCAAGAAAATTCTATAACAAAAAAGTATATTCATCCTGAAAATAGCACTTTGAATGCTTATGTAAGACAATTGTCGGCTACTGAACAAAATGCAGCTAATTCAATTAGAGATGGATCCAATGTACAATTTGTAATTAATTTCAGAGAAATAAAAACAGATATGTATGTAGAGTTTAGAGGAAAAACATATCAAATTGGCCCTGCAGATTTGTTCGAATTTTATAAAAATGAAGTTAAATTTATCGCTTATGAAATAACTCCAAAAGAATATGATTTTATAGAATGGAGTGTATGGTAATGAAATTATATCAAGTAATGTTTGCTGTGAATGATAGTATAAAATCAACTTTATCATCCGCCGGATTAATCGATGGCCTCCAAGCGACTCCAGAAGAATTAAAAAATAATAAAAGTATTATGTTTTGGAATATAACAGTACCATCAGAATTAGCATCATTAAAACCGATTTTTATTGTTTATAACATTCGATCTATTGATAACGATGAATATTTAGATGGAGATCCTTTTAGTCATACTGTAATTGTTAATTTAACAATTTATACAAATAAAGATAAAGTAAATGATTTAATTGAAAATATTAATAATGCTTGTGAATTAAATGAATGGGAATTTGATTTAGCTGGCAATGTTGATTATGATCCTCAATTAAAATTATATATTTATCCTTTTCAAATGGAAAAGGTGTTTAGCGATGCAAATTAAATTAGAAGATCAATTTGCTGAACTTGTTCGTGAATATAGGGATAAACAATTTGATGCTATACAAAAATCTTTAGATGTAGCTGCTGATTGGATGGTAACAAAACTAGAATCAGCATCACCTATTGGTAATAGTTCAATCCATTTTAAAGATCAATGGGAAGTAAAAAGAAAGTACCCTAATGTTAGATACATAGGTAACTCAAAAATGACAAAAGAAACTCCTAATTTTAGGAGTGTACCATTGTCAAATATATTAGAACATGGTAGAAATCGCCATCCATTTATTAAAAGGACTTATAATGCTAATAAAACAGAATTATTTTCAAGATTTAAAAATGAATTAGAGAGGAGATTGAAATAAAATGGCAAAGAAAAAAATGGTTAGATTTAATGTAAAAAATGTCAAATTTGCTATGGTAGATGAAGAAACAGGACTATATAAAACGCCTGAAGATCTTGCATATGCTAATAGTTTATCGTTAGAACCTGATTATAGTGAACAGCCTATTTACATGGATGGCGAAAAAATGGATGTATTAATTGATGATAAAGGTAAAACTGGAGAATTATCAGTTATGAATAAAGAACCAGAATATGAAATTGCTTGCGGTCGTTTGATAGAAGTTGAAGAAGGTTATGCTGATATTCAACAAGATAATTCTATTCAACATGCAATTTACTATGAAGTTAATGCTCGTAGAAATGGAGTTACTATTACTCTTAAAAGTTGGTTGTATAATTGCGTAAGTGGGCAAGCCGCAGAAAGTTATCAACAAAATCAAGATAGTCGTACAATAAATCCATTTGCATATCCGTTAACTATTATGGGCGTAAATATAAAAAAATCTACTGGAGATGAAGATTATTTTGATGAAAAAGGAAACACAAAAAAAGTAACAAGAATTACTGCTTATCCAGAATCACCAGGATATGCTACATTTGGGGACACTGTTCCAATTCCTAAAATGAAAGTAGTGATTTAATGATAGTTAAATTACCTACTATTCAAAAAGAATGGGACGAACAAACCAATAGAGTTGTAGTTACTAAAGATGAGTTAAAAGTAAATATTGATACATCTTTTAAAGCTCATCAGAAATGGGAAGAACAATTTCAAAATTCAATGAATTGTTCTTTAGCTACTTATACTGACAGAGTTATGAGCTGGAAAAGTAATCAAGATGCTATCCTTGCCAATTTTTTGGGGATATTAAAACTTTTATATTGTTATGTCAATTCCCCTGAATTGCCAACTTTTATAGATTTTATTACATTATTTGAGCCAGAAAACTATAAAGAAATTTTTGAAAAAATTGAAATTGTTCTTGGCGAGGTAAATAAAACAATAGCAAAAAACTAACAGAGCGGGTTGTTTTCTTGAATAATTTAATTTTTATAGTGTATCCTGCATCCTCTAATGACAAAAAAGAAAATAGCTCGCCCTATATTTTAACTTTAATCAAAAAATGTAGCAAATATAATATCTCATATGAGTTAATGTGTAATTTAAATTTTTATGATTTACAATATTTAATAATTGAATATGAAATCGAAAATTTACAAGAAGTATTAAGAAGAAAAGAAACTGAAAGATTATCTAGTCTAGGATTAGAAGTTGTTGATGCAACTGATGAAGATATTTTAAGAATGCATTCTTGTTGAGAGGGGAGTGATTTAAATGGCTGAATTTATGGGATTGAGTGTCTCTATCGGTGCGGATACAAAAAAATTTGACAAAGATATAAAAAAAGTAGATGGTAGGATTAGAGGAACTACTAATATTGTTAATTCACTAAATAAATCACTAGAACTCGATTTTGATGATGAACGTTTTGGAGAGGCATTAGAGCAAGCTCAAAAAACTATTGAGCTAACTGAGTTTAAAGCAAAAAGTCTTAAAGATGAATTAAAATATTTAGAAGATACAGGGAAAGTAGATACTACTTCATATCAAAATTTACAATCCCAATTAATAAGAACTGAATCAGATGCAGTTCTTTTAAAAAATAAATTAGAAGAAATTAATAATCTAAGACTTGATAGAATATCAGATCAAGTTAAAGGTGTAGGAGATTCTATCTCAAAAGCTGGGAATGTTTTAAAACCATTCTCTGTAGCAGCAACAGGACTATTAGCAAGTTTTGTTGCTATTGGAAAAAGTTCAATCTCAAGTGCATCTGACGTTAGTGACTTTTCTCAACAAGTTAATATCTCAGCTGAAGAACTCCAAAAGTGGCAATATATAGCCATGCAGTCAGGGTTGCAAAATACAGAACTTCAAAATGCATTTGTTAAAACCCAAAGTGCCCTTGCTGATTTGTCAAAAGGTGATAGCGGGAAGAGTGCTGAAGCTTTAAGAATGTTAGGAATATCTAGTGAAGAGGCTGCTAAAGGAATGGGGGCTAATTTAGATATAATAATATCAAGATTAGCAAGTATTGAAGATCCAATACAAAAAGCATCATTAGCAAATGAAATTTTTGGAGATAAGTTAGGTTCAAAAATAATTCCTTTGCTAAATCAAGGTGGAACTGGCCTAGCAACTTTAACATCTGAATTTGAAGCATTGGGATACATGTCTAATGAACAAGTTGAAAATTTATCAAGTTTTGATGATAAACTCAACATGATAAAAACATCTTTAGCAAACATTAAAAATCAAATAGGAGCAGCAATGCTCCCTTTAATGGAAACTTTTGCTTCGTTTTTAAGTGAGAAAGTTGTTCCGGCAATTCAAAATGTTGCTAATTGGTTTATGAATTTAAGTGATGGCCAACAAAAGTTTTTGTTTGGAGCTTTAGCAGTTGTTGCAGGTCTTGCTCCATTTTTGTCCATAATTGGGAAGATGACATCTGGAATTGGTAGTTTAATAAGTTCTACTGGTGGTTTAACAAAAGCACTTAGCTTGTTATCTGCACATCCCATTATTGGTGTTATAGGCCTAATTGTGGGACTACTAGCTCTCATGTATTCCAAAAACGAAGAGTTTCGGGAGTCGATTAATAGTTTAGTTTCAACGATAGGTAGTGCTCTAATGCCTGTTTTTGAAATCTTTGGAAATATATTAAATACAATAATGGGAATAATTGGACCTATTATTGATATGTTAGCAGTAATGTTATTGCCGATTATAGACGGGTTGGGATTAAGTATAGGCATTTTAGGAGAAATACTAAAGTTTGTCTTACTACCGCTGCAAGTTTTATCAAAAATTTTAGAAGTTATATTTAATTTAATTAAACCATTAATCACGATTATCACCGAATTTGCAAGTGTTATTCAAAATGTTTTAGGTGGTGCGTTTGATTGGATCATGCAAAAATTTAAAGGCATCACCGATGGAATAATGAAATATTTTGAAATAGGAATAAATTGGCTTATTGATAAAGTTAATTGGCTTATTGATAAATTAAATAAAGTTACTGGTGTTGTTGGAATATCCATTAATAAAATCGATAGAATTGATTTAACAAGTAATAAATCAAATCAAAAAACAGTCGCTCCAGAAAAAACAAAAGATCCCGTATTAACTCCAGAGCAAGCTATTACTAATACACAGAATTGGTCATCACCTCAAACTATAACAAATAACGACTACTCAAAGAAAGAAGTTAAGGTCGATGTACATTTTAATAATTATGCAGCAGAGTTTGATGAAGAAAATTTCTATAGGACTATTAATTTAAAAATGGCAGAACAATTTTAAGAGGAGGCTTATTATGAGAAAATTAAAATTATATAATTATAATAAATCCTCATTTATTGACTTTAACGATAAAAAGTACTTAGTAACTGATATATCAGGACTAGGTACTAAATATGATCTAATAAAATTTGAAAAAACAGTGCATGATTTAGAATATAATTTTGAAAACATATCTCTTACTATTAATTTTGGAATTGATAGTAATGCTTATAATGATTATAAACGATTTCTTGATTTTATAATTTCAAATGGCAAAAACAGATTTATTTTAGGATATGATTATGGAACGAATGAAAGATTTGCAGATGTTTATTTATTAAACTCTCCAAAAACGCAAAAAACAAACTATAGAATTATTACTGAAACTGTTATATTTGAAAGAATTACTCCCTGGTATAAAAATGTTGAAATAAATTCTCCAGGAGATAATCTTCCGTATGAATTAGTAATTCAGAATAATACTTTTATACCAATGCCTGTGAATGTTGAAACTGCAAAAGATAGTGGGATATTAGATTTAAGGATTAATTATGCTGGAGAATTTAATAGTAATTTTCTTCCAAAATCAGAAGCTCCTTTTTACATCGAAGGTAATCCTACAACAGTTGTTGATGGTCAGTTCGTAATATCAAAGCCAAAACAAATCATTAGTAAGAGTAATAATCTATTTGATAAAAATAATGCTATAAATGGTAAATTTTACGATGGGATAGAAAATACATTTGCAAATTCTTTTTATAATTTTGTATCAGTAAAGCCTAATACTTCATATACCCTCAAGTTTTTACACACTTATCCATCTACATTAAGACCTATGTTAGTAGAATTGAAAAACGATAAAACTTTAAGTGTTAATCATTATGGTGGTACTACTTATGCTAGTGGAGAAATACATAGTGTAACTATCACTACTAATGCAAATACATATTTTATAGCAATATCAGTATTAGACATTCCAGTTGTATCAAAAGATTTAGTACAAATTCAGCTCAACGAAGGCACAGAAGCCCTACCTTATCAACCATACCAAGAACACATAATCCCACTAACTACACCATTCTCTTATGGTATGCCTAAATTACCGAATTTAGTAGGGGATAGGTGGTATTGGGATAGGCATGTGAAGAATGTTGGGTATGTGGTGTTGAATGGCACTGAAGAATGGGTATTAGCATCAACATATACAAATACTATTAGATTTACTCATAATAAATCTGATGTAAAAGTTGCAGGAATTATAATATCTACTTTTTTTAATGAAGGCGTTGCTGGAACTGATATTGAAAATATTGATACTCATGGGACTATCACTACTATACAAATAACTATTTCAAAATCTAAATTAACTACATTGGACGTTGCAGGTTTTAAAACATGGCTAGGAACAAATAATGTAAATGCATTATATGAACTTGCAACTCCAGAAACCATTACCACAGCATCATACTCAAATAACATCCAAACTTATTCAAAAGGGACTGTTATAGTAGAAAATGGTCAATTATATGCTCAAAAAGAATTTGATTTTAGTTTTAAAAATTTAGGGCTTCAAATTGGAGATCCATTAACAATTTCATTTTTTGCATGTTTAACAGAAGGGAATAATCTTGGTAATAGTATAAACATTGGGTTATATTCAAATATTGGATTAATCAAAAATTCACTTTCTCAAGTTTTTAAATTAAAAAGTGAATGGGCTAAATATGAATATACTTTTATTCTTACTGAAGAAATGATTTCCAATACTGCTAAAATAATTGTAAAAAATGATAATACAGTTGGAACTAATACTGACATAGTTCGATTCATTTCAAAACAAATTAAAATTGAAAGTGGAGCTATTGGAACAACATGGAGTTCAACAATAGAAGAAATGGGAGATTTGACGGAAGTTGGAAGGGTTAATGCTACACTCAAAACTGGGTATTCGTTATTGATTGACAGTGAGAATAAACAAACTAAATTTTTAAATACTGCAGGCGAAATATCAGCGTATGATGCTATCGATCATTTATATGATTCATTTATTAATTTAGATAAAGGTCTCTACGTTTTAAAAGATGCAAATGGTTTCCCTTTAAAAATAACTTATAAAAAATGGGTGGCAGATTAGAAATAAATATTAATACTAATATTGACTTTCTTTGTGCTGATGGATGTGCATAAATTGGAGGTGAAACAATGTATATTGCAATTTACGGTAGAGACTTAAAACATATTACAAATATTACAGATGTTAAATATGAGATTACAGAAAGAGTTTTTGAACTGGATACTTCTAATTTTTCGGGGATAACTAATGTTAATATTTCAAAAGGATTAATTTTTGTATTATGCAATAATACCGGGAAACAAGTTTACAGTGGTTATGTAAAATGGTTAAAACAAGCAGGAACTTTTGTCAAATTCTCGGGTGATGATTTTAAAAAGATGCTTAACACCGAGGTGATACTGGATTATGCTACTCATCTAAAAACTTCTCCAGCTGTTCTAGGTGCTTTGTTTAAAGACGTAGCAGAAGCAGTTATTAATCAAAATCAAGAGAGTATTCAGATAGTACCAATAGATTTTAAATACCCAAACCCTCAAGACGATATATACTGGATAGCTAACTATGATATGCAGTATTTAACTATAAATGCTAATAAGTTTTTAAAGACATATCTTGCCTATTACAATTATTTCATAGATAGTTATTTTGATGTGATCAACAAAAAAATTGTTTTGGAGATTAAGCAAAGTACAGAAACAGCATCAATTAAGTTGGATGATTTTGTACACGAGACTACAAAGAATGAGACACTTACTAATAAAGCTGTTGCAACTTTAAAATTTAATAATACTGAAGAAGGATTGATGTGGATAGGATCATCTAAAGCATATTGGGATAGGCAATCCGAATCAAATAGAGCAACGGCTGGTCCTCAATCATTCCCTGAGCCTTTAGATGATGCCAATATTTATGTGAACGGATTTGCTTTAAAAGTATTATATCAAGAACAAGGGGTTCCAGATTTTATTGATTATTATTATCAAGTATCTAATGCAGCTATTAATAGACCAATCAATTTACCGATTAGAAATTATTATTTAGGAAATGATAATTTAATTTATGAATCGTTAATATTACAAGATAAAATAATTTTGCCTGTAATTACAAAAGTTTTTGAAGAAGAGTTCTTTCAAGCCGCGCAGTTTAATGCAGTAAGCGAACTCGTTAATAGTAGATACAATGAAAACATAATTATAGTAAATACTCAAACTCCAGTAGATATATCAAAGTATGCTTTATATACAATTATAAAGGTTTATGACAAGAACGGTCTAATGGTTGAAATGCCACTTACTGAAATCGAAAGAAATAATGATAGTTATAAAGTCAAGCTAGGCTTCAAAAAAACCAAATTTACCGAAATTATAAAAGGCTTAACTGAAGATTCTCCGATTAAATCAACAGGATCTAGTGGAGGTAGTGGTAGCGGAATAACTGAGGGTAATATACATAATATAATTGATAAAGAAGTACCAACATTAATAGAACAAAGTAAAGATAAAGGGACATTTCCCCCTGAAACCGAAGCGGTTCAATTAATCGTTTTAAATATGCTAGAAGAAGGAGCTTTTGATGGAAGCTTTTATTCTGAGCAAGAAGTTAATGATTTATTAACTATAGCAACGGATGATTTGAAATTAAATAGTTTAAATAATTTAAAATTTAAAGATATACTCAAAAGTCAAATAACGCATCCTGATTTTGTCAAAGAAGTGGATGTGGTATATATTGTTTTTGATGATATAGTTGTGTGATCAACATGGATTATCTAGAAAAAAAAGGTTATAAAAACATTGATTTATTAAAAAACGGTAAGTTTGCAATTGATTTATTATTATTTAAACAAGAATATATACATACCCCACATGCTCTTAGAAAAGATAGTATTCCTTTTGAATTTTACGATGGAGCTGAATACTACGATAAATTATTGTTTATATTTATATCTATTTCAATAAATCAAAATGAAATCAATAACTTATCAAGGACTTTAACAAATGCTAAATTTGAATTTAGACTAATCGCAAATGAAGGAGATTCTTTATATGGTCCCGAAGTTTATGCTCAATTTATAACAGGAAATTATGAATCCCCTAATGTTTCTCACAATGGCACTTTTTATCCATCGCAAATAATTAATGGTCAATATGTGCCTGCGTATTATATTACTGATCTTATTTTTGAGAATGTTACAGTAACGTATGATTTAATCGATTGGAATAAATTTTATGTTGAAGGATTTGATACTCCATACATAAAAGAACATATTTTATTAAGAAACCGAAATGTTTATAATTGGAAATTTAGTAATAGAGTTGGAGGATCTACAATTAGCACAGCGATAAGTACAGCTAATTATGTCTATCATAATTTGCTTGAACCGACAACTATAATAAATACATTGACAAATGATTATTGGCCATCTAGAACATTTTCTGGTAAAGTTGCAGCAGTTTATATTGGTTATGGGCCAAGAAATGAATTTGGGCTAGATGGAACAGCAATTAATTATATATATGATCATTATATTGTTGTCAGTGAAGGGCCTGGTTCTGCACCATATAGTTGGGTAATAAAAAATAGATATTCAATTCCAGAAATTTTTGAGGCTGAAACGAAAGATCCTAGTAGTCCTTATTATTATGATTATGATGAAACTGATATTGGGTCAACTTCTTTTACTGAAGAAATATTAAATTTGGCTTTTCCTCCAACAGCAGAAAATGTTGGGAAAATTGCTCGAAATTTTATTTCCACTTATGAAGCAAGTGGTGGAGATATTGGTAGTATTTATGATTATTGGATTATTCAAATTAATAATTAGAGGTGAATATGGAATTAGATAATAAAACAAGGGATGAAATCCAGGAATTAGTAAATGCTGAAGTGTTTAATAAGACTGAAATTCAATATGTTGAAAATTCGGAAAGTAAGTCTAAATCAATTGTTGCGGGATTACATGATGCAGCAGTTATAGCTACAGTAAAAAATGATGCTGAAGTACAAAGAAAGTTTAGCGATCAACCAAAAAAGTCAGTGAATA